CGACTTCTGGAGCGAGGCGATCTCGTCGTCGAGCTGCTTGAGCGCGTCCTTCGCCTGGTCGAGCGCCTCTTGCTGCGCCGCCGACACGCGCGCGCTCGCGGCCTCGACCGCGGCGGCGTCTTCCGTAACTTTCCGCTCGTGCTCGGCGAGGGCCCGCGTGACGGCGTCGACGGCCGCGCGCGCTTGCTCGGGATTGTTGCGGCCGACGCCTTGGGTGAGTCGAATCCAGAGGCGTTCACCCTCGTCGCCGAGCGCATTCAGCTGTCGATGGAGCGCGTCGAACCCGCCGACCGAATTCGCAAAGGCCTCGACGACATCGCGGCCCTTGTTGCGATCGAATAGACCTGCGATCGCGCCGCCGATCTTGCCCAACAGCGGTCCCATCAGCGCGCCGAGACCTGGCAGCACCGCGGAGAACATGCCGCCCAGCGCCTTCGAGAACATCCCGGCGCCCTCTTTGCCGAAGAAGGCCCCGAGCTTCGTCCCGATGGACGTCCCAAGCTTTGTGCCAAGCAGGCCGCCGGCCGCGTGCAGGACGTTGCCGCCGCCTTGGAGAGCGCCCACGATGGTTGACGCCATCTGCGCGCCGAATTCCTTCGGCGTCCCGAAGATCTTCTCGAACAGCGGCACCTTCGGAATTGAGAGCGACCCGATCCGGTTCGGGAGATCCTTCAGGATGTTGTCGATGCCCTTGGTCCACGCGAGCGCCGGCGGCGCCGCGATCGGGATCGCGAGCTTCGCCTCGAGCGTGTCGAGGGCAAGGAGCGTGGACTCGATGCTCGTGACCGTAACGCCGGCCGCCATGCGCGCGGCGTTGCCGATCAGCAACCACGCCTCTGGGATCCGCTTGCCGGCCGCCTTGTACACCTCGATCGCGGCGTCCATCGTTTCCGCGATCTCGAGCTGCTTGTCGCGCGTCAGGGTGTGAATGCTGTCCATCCCCTTCAGCGCCTCGACGGTCTTGTTCGCGGCCTCCACAAGGCCTGCGCCGGACAGGTTGTCGCGCACGGACTGAATCGCCTTCGCATGCGCGTCGGCCGCGCGTGCCGCCTCGCCGTGCGCCTGCGTGGACTTCTTCACCTCACCCGAGAACAGCTTGAGGGCGTCGGCGGAGATCCCGAACATCTTCGCCAGGTCTCCCTGGGCAATGGAGCCATCCTCGACCTGCTTCCGGAGCCCCTCGAGCGACCCGGCTGCGCGCAGCGCGTCGATTTCCTTCCGCCAGTCGGCGATCTGCTTCGCGGCCACCGCGGGTCCCTGCGCGCGTTGGATCGCGTCGCTGTGCGCCTTCGCCGCGGCCTCGTTGATCTGGATCGCCTCCGTCATGTCGGTGATCTGACGGCCGGCGTTCTTCGACGCGCGCGCGAGCGTCTCCGCGCCAGCAGCCGCCTGCTGGCCCGCGACGTCGCCCCATCCCATCAGCTTCGCTGTGAGGTTGCCGATCAGCGTGTCCGAGCCAGTGAGCTCTGCGAGCTTGCGCCCGATGGACCATCCACCAATGGCCGCCGACGCAATGAGCCCGGCCTTCGCCAGGCCGTCGAGTTTCCCGGAGGCGCCCGTCGCGACGTCGCCCAACTGCCCGACGCCCTGGATCGCGTCGCGGAGGTGCGGGCCGCCCACGAGCTCCAGGACGTCATCGAACTGCCGCATCGACGATTCGAGCCGTCCAAAGGTGGTCGTGTTGACCTCTTGGCGCAGCTTCTTCACGTTGCCCGTCGCTTGGGCAAAGGCGTGGTCGCTTAAATTGCGCGCGCGAATCACGAGTTCAACAGAGTTGTCAGCGGCCACGGCGGTCCTTTGTCTTCGGTTCTTTCTTCTTCGTGGCGACGTGCTCACGGAGCATTGCGTCGTGCACCAGGCGCAAATACTCGAGTGCGTCGGTCAGCCAGGCGTCCTGGTCGCCCGCGCCGCCGGCATGCGGCCAGCTCACGCGCGCGTAGCGCGCGCCGACCATTGGCACCACCACGACCGCGTGCGTCCACGCGAACCACCGAAGCGCGCTCTCCACGTCCGGCGTGAAGGCGCGCACCGGACACGTCTTCAGGCGGACGGGTCCGTCGTGCCAGACGACGCGTCGTTCTGGCCTGCCGTCGCAGCCCCGGCCTCGGTCGAGCCCTTCGCGTCGACACGTGCCGCAGTCGAGACCGCTCCGGTGCCATCGGCTGCTGGTGTCGGCGGCTCCTCGATCGAGCCAAACTGCGAAACGAGCAGCGACCTGTAGGTCTCTTTTTTTTTCTCCGACACGCGGTTCTCGCCGAACACGAGCGCGAGGGCCTGCGGCACCACGTCGAGCCGGCCGCCGTAAATGTCGAGGAGATTCCCGCCCTTGGTGATCTCCCGGCCGTCGTGCTCGATCTGTCCGGCGACAATCGTCAGGTTCTCGTTCAGCGCCTCGCGCATCCAGTCGGCCGATTCGCGCTCCCGCGCACGGCGAGCGTCGGGCGATTCCTCGGGGCCGCGCGGTTCGGCGGCTTTCGCAAACCCCTCGGCGAACGCGTCGAACTCGGCGTTGTTCATCCGCTTGATGCGGACGTCGATGAGGACGTCGTCGATCGTCAGCGTCGATTTGAAGGTGGACTGGGTGCGAATCTTGGGGGTGGCAGACATCATTCGAATCCTTCCGCCGTCAGGCGGGATCAAGGCACGCCGGGCGCGCCGGTTGTCAGGACTGTCGAAGATGCCTGCCACGATAAGAGCGCCGACAACCGCGCAGGGAAAGGCGCGATGTGCCCACGCGGGTGACCGGCGAGAGTGCCGAACGTGCTGCTAGGCGATGGCGATGTAGACCAGATCGTTGCCGGCGATCGAGCCCTTCGCCACGCCCTTGTAACTCCACTCCATCGTCTCGTCGTTGTCCGGATCGTCCGGGACATCGAACTCGACGATCGGGCAGTAGACAGCGACGATGCTGCCGATGGTGTCGCCGGCCTGCACGAGCACGCTGTTGTCGTACGTGTTCTCGGCCGCCTCGATGAGCGTCGTGTCGTCGCTCACCATCGTGTTGAGGCTGACCTCCACGCGGCGCTTGCCGCGGCGGAAGAACCCGCGCGCCTGCGAGGTGCCGCCGGCGAAGTTGTCGAGGTCCAGCGCGTTGCTCAGCGTGATCTCCGCCTTCAGGTAGTCCACGGCCTGGCCGTTGATCACCTGGCCGCCGGTCAGTCCCGACGGGGGCGTCGTGCCCAACGTCGTGAACGCGCCCGGCTGCGCGGTCGCGGCGGGCCGCGCGCGCCGCTGCATCGGGCCCGACGCTTCCCACATGACTTCGCCGTTGGCGTCGAAGCTGATCTTCAGCTGGTCGACCACCGCGCCGTAGCCCTGGTAGGACAGCGACGTCAGGTAGTGGCCGATGTTGAGCGACTTGGCAATCGCGGTCGCGGGCTTGTAGCCGATGCAGCCCTTGACCCCGTCGCCGTCGGCCGGCGAGCCCGGCAACGCGGGCGCCCACGTCAGGTCGTTCCCGGAGACGCCGGTCAGCCAGCGGACGTAGTTGCCGACCGCACCCACGGTCATGGCGATCAGGATGGGCTGTCCGACGGCCAGCCCCGTCGCCGACGCGACCGTGCCGGTCGTGGACGTGGCCCCCGCCGCCAGCGTGGTGTCGAGCGTCACGTTCGTCTTCGCGCCGAGCCCATGCTCGAGGATCGCGTCGTGATCCGGCAGCGTGTTCAGCGTGCCGCTGGGAAAGAACTCGCCGCGCATCGACCACTGGCCCGTCGCGCGGCGCGTGCGGCGGTAGACCAGGTCCGGGTGCGTGTGGCGCGTCGGCGCGTCCACGCGGTTGCGCGGGTTGTAGCCGAGATTGACGTTGAGGTGGCGGAGGGCGTCCGTGGCCGCAAAGCCCGGAGCCACTCCGTAGTCGGTCTCCGCGGCGGCGAACACTGTGCCGACCCGTCCGAGCTGATACACCGGCATGACTACGCTCCTTCAGCGCGCGGCGTGACCGGCGCGAAAAACTGCTCCACGTGCGCGCCGATCGCCTGGGCCCACGTCAGGCCCGGCGCGATCGCCGCGTCCAGTGCGACACGATCGCCGGGGACGAACGATCGCCCGGCGGCGCCCGCAACCACCGTGAGGCCCGGCGTCACGCACACGACTTCGCGGACGATCGCCGGCTCGCGTCGTGTCGCTCTACCCATTCGGCTGCCCCATCGTGCGAATCACGGTCACCTGCGCGGTGACCTTCGCCCACACCTGGGCACCATCGAAGCTGACCGGCTCCTGCGAGAGCACGCGCGTATCGACGGCGAGGCCTCCGCGGCGGATGTCCTGCGCCAGGGCCTGCTCGACGTCGGCGGAGAGGCGGAAGTAGGTCTTCAGCCAGCTGCTGTCGTCCGTCGGATCCGAGTCGTGCACCGCGTGCACGGTGACCGGCATCGTGATCTGCACGCCCTTGGGGGCAAACTTGATCGCGTGCTGGTCCGGCGGCAGCTCGAGGATCACGAACGGCCGGAGCTGCTGATCGCCGATCAGTGTCTCGACGTCGACGTTCGGGTCCAGCTTCACCGCCAGCGCCGCGACGTCGTGGTGATACCCGCTTGCGATCGCGATGCCCTGCAGCGCCGTCTGCAGCGACTGCACGATTCGGTAGGCGATCGGTTCGGCCATTACTTCTCCGTCGCCGCGAATTTCAGTTCATGCGCCAGGCGCGCCTCGAAGGCCGCGCGCATCTTTTCGATGCCCTGCGCGCGGTAGCGCGCCAGGACGCCGCCGATCGACGGACCGAACTTCTCATCGATCGGTAGCCGCTTGTTCGTCTTGCGCGTAAACACCCCGACGTGCCCGGTGGGCATCGTCGCGATGAATCCATGCGCCAACTTCTTCCGACCGCCGCCACCCGCGCCCACGTTGTAGGACACGCCCGAGTTCGTCTGGCGCGCCTTGAACTTGATGAGCGGGATCCGCTTCGCGCTCGCCGCGAGCCGAATCTCGAGCCGGGTCTTGGTCGCCTTCGTGCTGCGGAGCGCCGCTTTCACGTCGCCGACCTTCAAGCCCATGTCTTTCGCGATGAGCCGCGCGATCTCGGCGTGCCCGGTCGTGAGCGCCCGGTTCAGCGCGCGCATCGTCGCGGTCTGCGCCCGCTTCGGGTACTGCTTGAGCAGCGCCTCCACCGCGGTCGCGTCGAACTCGATGGTCGTCGTCGCAGCCATGCTCGTTACGCCGCGCTGACGATGACGCGGATCTGCTCGCCGTCCTGGCGCTCGACCACGTCCACCTTCCACGTCCGGGAGGCCTCGCCGCGGCGCGCCGCGATGATGCTCGTCCCCCGCGGGATGGCGCCCGTCTGCGCGATCCGGAACGCCAGGACCTCGCGCGGCGCGCGCCGCTGCAGGTCGTGGCCCGTCGGCAGCTCGTCGACCAGCGCCGCGGTCCAGATCCCGATCGCCTCGATCGTCGACCCGTTGGGCGGCGTGACCAGCGCGGGCACGCCGAACGTGTTGAACGAGGCGTCGAGCGCCAGCACCCGAAGCGCGCTGAGATCCATGACGGGTCAGCCCCGCTTACGCGTTGGCCGATCGGGCCGCGCCGTTCAGCCGCGCAACCCCCGTCCGAAGGTTGACTGCGGCTTCGACAGCGCCCCCGATCGGCACGGTTAGAACGACCCGTTCAGCCGCAGCCGGCCCGTGCTCGACGGGTTCGCGGCGACCGCCATCGCGACGCCGGCGAGCGTGTTGCTCGTCGCGGTCGTGGTGAAGACCTTGTTGGTGTCGTCCCAGTAGACCTTGTCGCCGACCGCCCAGGCCTCCGCGCTGGCCTTCGCGTGGGTCCAGACGCCGGTGACGGCGAATTCGCCCTCGGCCGACTCCGCGACGGTGCCGAGCGCGATGCCGATGATCGCGCCGACCTTGGCTGCCTCGCCCGAATCGCGCTGGTACGGCGCGGTGAGGGTCAGGGTCTTCCCGGGCTGGATGTAGTTCGTGGCCATTGCGTGTCCTCTGCGGCGTGGGTCACGGCGCGCCGTCGCCGATGAAAGTAGTGAACCGAAGCCTCACCGGGCGCGGACATACGCCGCTACCCGGTGAGGCGGTGTCCGGTCGCTTACGCGCCGGCGTTCGTCACGGCGCCGCGGAAGTCGACCGCGGCCACGCCGACGTCCAGGCGCGCCTTCAGCTCGACGCCGTTGTAGCGCCAGCCGTCCTGCGTCTCGATGACCGGCTCCTGCTGGCCCTCGAGGAACGACACGACGAACACGGGCGCGACGCTCGGGTCGGCGAAC